CAGGAGCGCCATCAAAAGGACCGGGAGCTCCTGTACCAGAAGCAAAAACACCAGAAGAACAGCAAGCAGACGCCCTACTTGACAGATCAACTCCTACTTTAGTAAACAGTCTATCTAAAATTATAGATGATCAATCTGATTTAGTATCAGATAAAGCAGCCTCTAAACATGAATCCAAATTTTCAGATCAGAAAATAGAAAAGCTCGTAAACCACCTACTTGATCTTGGATGGACTGAAAAGGTCCTGAAACAAGTAATCGAAAAAACCAAACTTACTCCAAAAGAATTTTTTAAGACTGTAGTCGATAAAATACAAAACTCTGGTACATTAAAAACTACAGAGTTCTTAAAAGAGAAAATGCAAGAAGAAGAGAGTGCAGCAATAACCACGCCTCCTCCTGAAGAACCTCCCTTAGGAACTACTCCAGCAGGAGAAATGGGGCCTTCATTACCTTCTCTTGAATCAGTAAAAGCGAGCTTGGCAGATGTAGGTCTGAATAATAATAATATTAATATGAGAGGCGCTACCATGAAAGAAAAGGTAATCGTAACAAAAGAAGGCACTCTCGAGAGAATTTCTGACAACAGTAATGAAGTACTTAATAATCTTGTACTAGCGATCAGAAATACGAAAAGTGCCATGAAAGTCGTTAATGAAGAAAAACTTCGATATGCCGGAGTTAAAGCTTTAAGATTTGCAGAAGAAGATGAAGAAGAAAAAGAAGATGAATTCGACATTGGAGACATGGAAGGAGAAGAAGATTCTTCTGAAGAATTCGACGATATGGAAGAGGATGAAGCAGAAGAAGATATTGATAAGGATAAAGTCCTCGATGGAATTCAAACATTGCAAGATGGTATAAAGCAAATCGAAGAAGGAATAAAAGGTGTTGAATCTGTAATGGAAGAACCAGGGATGATGGAGTCTCCTGGAGAGTTCGGAGAAGCGAATGACATGATGGATCTTGGAAAAGAAACCATTGCATCAGCAAGAATTATAATCAAGACTGCTAAAGCAGATATGAAAAAGCTTGATAAGAAAAAGTCAAAGAAAAAATTAAAGGGTGGTAAAGACCCTATGAGTATGGCTATGGGAAAATCAGCTAAGAAAAAAGATGATGATGACAAGAAAGATAAAAAAGAAGACAAAGATGAAGACAAAGATGAATGGAAAGACAAATGGAAAAAAGATAAAAAGTCCAATGAAGAAAATAGCGATGATCTGATTCAAAAAGTAAAAGCAAGACTTGCTAAGTTCAGAGAAGAAAAAGAAGCAAATTTGTATCCTTTTAAAGAACTTCAGGGACCTGTTGAAAATCTCGATCCTATTAACACCGAAAGTGGTAATATTAAGGACATAGGTTCTCAACCGGCATCAGATAAAGATGATGAGACAATCAATAATGCTCCATTATCTTATAAAGATATCCCAGTTAAAAATGAAAGTTCAGATACAGGTAAAAACAATTCTGGTAAAAAAGCATCTGCTGATGCAATTCAGAATGTTTTTGCTAAAGCTCGACTTTCTGTAGAGCTTGCATCACAACAGCAACTTCGTGGCCTAATTGATAATCCTCTAAAAGAATCTATGATTAAGAATATGGTTGAAGCTGGTATTGATGAAACCATTTCAAAAGATATTGCACATAATGCATTCATTGATGGATATGAAGAAGCTCAAAAGATAATCATTAAGGAAGCCTTTGAAACATTTATGGCGAAGCCATATGATGATTTTATAAAAGTTGCTAAATTTACTACTGATTATATTGGAAGAGAAGACGTTCTAGCATCTGTAGCAGATGGAGAAACCCGAGAGAAAACAGCCAGTGCCGCACCACTTAGAGGTTCTAGTGTAGAGAACAGTGGTGATGAGTATAAAAAATACTGGCAAGATGTCCACAGACATAGACGTGGATTCTAATTTTAAATTAAGGAGTTAATTATGGGAAACATACTACCCGATCTTGGCCGTAATGGCCTTGTGAACTCCATCCGCAGACTCAATGGTTTCAATAATCCTGGCTACAGAGCAGTAGATGCTTCTGCTAATTTTATAGCTGGTATGGTTGCAAACCTTGAGGCCGATAGCGACGGTAATCCTGTGTTGACAGTTGCGAACGCCACTGATACTCAAATCATTGGCCTTTTCTTTTGTCACAAGACTACTAATTTCTATCGACCAATTGTGGCTGAAGCTCAAACATTTGGTACAACACCAAATACTTCATTTCTTGTTTATTTGAATCATGCAGTTTTAAAAGCTGATTCAACTAAAGTTACTGATGCAGCTGGCACACCTTATACAGTTACCACTGATTTCAGTGTTAATGTCACTAATGGTGTTATTACAAGAACATCAACAGGTGCTATCGGTGCAACAGACACCGTTTATGTAACATATCTGTATACTGATCCTAATCTTACTGGAATTGATGAAACTTTAGGTTCAGGTTGTGCGGCAACTCTAGAAGATAGAGGAGAAGCAGCTACTTTAGTATATGATACAAGTGTTACATATACTCTCATGGGCAGTCTGTATGCAAATGCAGAAGGCTATTTAACAATCACTAGTGGTGGTGGTTCCGTTGTCGGTAAGGTAACTAAAGTGCCTACCGCTGACAATCCAGAACTCCACTTTAAATTAACAGTATAAGGGGGTTAGCTATGTGGTCTAACGGAATGGAAAAGAAAAAAGTAGCTTCTCCTTATACAGATGAGAGGCTTTTAAATCCAAAAGCTTACGGGGGAACTGAATCTTCCGGTAAAGTAAAAGAATCAAAAGAAGATATGTTTGATTCTAAAGGTCAGCTTAATGCATATGACCATAGGGATGTTGTTACACAACAACAAAGATTTGCAGAAGTTCGGGACAAGTATCAGAGAAATGCTGCGGCAACTTTCTATACTCCAGAAGAAAAGCAAAGAATAGTAGAACATGCGTTCAATGGTAATGAAGCAGAAAGAATGCGTTTCGGCGCTGAAATGATTCCGCTCATTTTGGACAGATTGGATTACGAGGGTTTTATTCGTCAGGTCTTCAAGACTCACGAAGTCGCTCAAGGTCAAATCATATCCTATGAGAAAGATATCAATATTACAGCTCTCGTTATTCAGGATGATGGACAAACTATAGAGACCGTTGTCAAGGGTAATCGTGTATTCCCACCCGAATTCTGGGTAACAGCGTTTCCAAAAATTAACATGTCTGAAATTGCTCGTCGTCAGTTTGATATCGTTGATAGAACACACGACAAAGCAACATTTCAGATCATGCTTCAAGAAGACCGTGCTGGTTTAGCTGAGCTTTATGCAGCGTCGGCTCTTGAAAACAATCAATTAACTATCAGTTCAAGCGTCAATAAGACTGTTCTTGAAACTCTCCAGTTGGAAGTTGAAAGACATCGTCTCTTGGTTGATAAGTTTATTATCAATCGTGCTGAACTTGGTGACTTGAAGAAAAATATCAATGCTATTGATTATGATCCTGTAACTTCCAGAGATGTCCTTCTTACTGGTATCTTTGCAAGTATATGGGGTGTTAACATTTTCGTTAGTGCTGGTGTTGATGAGCAAGGTCTGCAAAATGTTTCTGTACCTCAGGGCGTCGTATTCGCGGTCACGGAGGGTAGATACTTGGGTGCAATGCCAGTAAGGATTAGCCTTACTATGTTGCCAGCTGACCAGTTTATCACTGGTAAGTTCCAATATGGATATCTCTTCGGAGAGATGATTGGGATGGCCATTCTGAACCCCCGGGCGGTTGCCTGTGGAGTTAAATCTGGTGCTACAATACCATCATGGATGGGTTAAGAAAAAAATAACTATATTATATAGATATTTAGTAAAACCCCTGAGATTGTTCTCAGGGGTTTTTTATTTATACTTTATTATAACTTTTTATTGACTTTACCATGGTATTTATACATATTGTTTTTATAGATTTTATATGGAGGTACTATGGATACAGGTATACAAGAAATAATAAAATTATATGTATCTGAAAAAAAGTCACTTCGTGATATAGCTACTATTGTGGGTAAAGACAGAGTAACTATCAAAAATATTTTATTACGAAATAATGTGTCTATACGTTCTCGGACTGATTCTATAAAAAACAAAGTATCTCTTGGAGAAGAAAT